GGCATTATATCATATTTTGTAGCCTGCGGGCGGGCACAACGAGCCTAGGTTGAGTGGCGCGGCATTTAAAAAGCTGGGCCTATATGCCCCAATGTGTTATCCGAGGGATAATTGTCACAATTCCCCGATTGTGGGACATGCCTACATGGCGGGATCTAGATAGCCTTAAACTGTGTCACTTGTCTCATAATCTTTAAACGAGATGCGTTTGGGTTCCCTAATATTATATACCACCTGTTTAGACCTGTCAATTCCCGCCGGGCCAGTTTGTCCATTGTCACAATATTGTCACAAAAGCCAGGTTTTATTGTCCAGAGTTTTGTCACAAATGCCGGGTTTTATTGACACAGGGGCCCCCCTCACATTTTGACTAAAAACTGCACAAAACTGAACGTTTTTGCAAAAAATGTGAAGGGGGGGTGGTCGGCAAAAGTGTGAAGGGGGGCAAAAATTGGCCTTTTTGACCGGTTTGCAAAATGTAAAACCCTTGCGGTGTCTAGGCCGCATTTGGCTGGTAAGTCCACCTCACGAAAACCAAATATGTTGGGGGACCCCCCCTCTTCACATTCTTTTTAGCTGCTTTTGTGAAGGGGGGGTATAGGCGATTTTTGGTGGAAAACATTACGAAAAATCTCTATCGATGAGTAGGACATTTGCATATTTTTTTAATCGTAAAACAATTACCAACTAACCATTAACAGTTTAAAGCTGATTAGATATGGGATTCGCATGGCTAAAGATACAGAGATAATTCTCTTATCAGATACCTACAAACTAGCGGAGATAACCCTCCCCGAGGCCCGTGAGCAGCTTGTCGCATCGCTCCGAGACCTGGATAGTAAACTCCTATCTGACATCGAGATACGCCGATACTTCGATACCCTGAAGCTGGCGATGGGCGCCTTTGTCCAAAAGGTAAACATTCTTGAGGCAAACATCTATGACCTCCGCCGTGAGCAGAGAGCGGCCGAGAGCCGGATGGAGTCTATGTACCTCAAGGCCCAACTTGAAATCCAGTCGCTGAAGCAAGAGATTACAGAGATAAAACTTTCCAAAGGCCGGATTAATCAGATTGTTAGAGTGGCCGAGGCATTACAAGGCAATGCCTACGCCCCTTATGCCATCAAGTCTTTAGTCGATGGTGTAGTTGGCCAGCCAGTTGGTAATAACAATATAGGCAATAATAAATTACGCGGAGATGCCAAACTACCAACCGACTATCCCAACCGCCTTGAGTTTGCTCAGCATAATGGCTTTAAGTGGAATCAGAATAATCGCGAGCCGGCCAAAGATTATAAAAAACTCCAGCTCCTTGAGGAGTGGGAGGATCAGTTCTGCAAGATCCAGAGTTTGACAATAGAGCAGATATTAGACAAGAAGCTTATCTCGATGTTGGGTGCCGGGGCTATAGCCGGCGCGTTAATGTACCTCGAGCGGGAGTTAGGTCAGACTCTTGAAGCTAGAAAGTCCCTCTCAGTATTTAATTGCTATCAAAAAGCTATAAAACTTTACCAACAAAAGCAACTAGACTCTCAACCTTTACCAACTAACTATTTTAATTTTAAAGCCCTAGTTTCGGCCAGTTTTATGCATTTATCCACCGATGAGGTGGAACTACTCGTAAAACGGCTTGAAACTCGGGAGTTAGGCACGGTAGAGCAGGCCATCTCATGCCTTAAAAAGTTACTATCTAAAAAAATACTCCCCACCGTAATCAAATACGATGAGGAGCATGGCACCGACTCGGCGAGATTATACGCAATCCAAGCTGGTCACTATGACAGCCAACTAGCGGATATACTCAATAGACATATGTCGAATCACTGATAGTAATAATTTTTCTCATGCTACACTCCCTAAACAAGAGTCTTTTTGATACCCCGCTTTCCTCGTAAATAGCATCATTCACTTGGTTGAAGATCCTGCAGCGACCATCCGACTCTCCTACCGGGACCCAAGAACCCAGCGACTCACACCTCACGAGAAAGTTTTTTACCTCTATAGGGCATTTTTCAATCTCCTTAACCCATCCCTCATGTCTAAAGTTAAGCCCGGAACGATTAGCGATGATCGCTTCCACGATTCCATATGACTTAAAGAAATCATAGATTGCTTTAAAGTCTGAGGCTTCTTGCTTCGAGCGGTTGAACTTTTCCCTAGCATAGTAGCAGAGAATATTGCTAAGAGTTCGCCTATGGTCAGATGTGAGATACTTATCCATAGTGGTATCAACTATGATTTTAAATGCTCGCGCGATAAAATCGATGAATACCTCTCTGTTTATACTTGAGGAGTATGGGTCAATCCATCCAAGTGTATGACTCCTTGAGACAATAAGGACCCTTGAGAACAACTTTACAAAGAAACTTTTCTTGCTCTCGTCTTTCTCATAGGCGTATTTTTGGATGGTTTTATTAAAAAAGTCACTATACACCCGTTTCTTTGCCGAGACGGACGCCATGCCAAACTTAGACACCGCGATAGAGAGATCTTGGTCGTTGATCACATCTCGTTTGTGAAGACAAAGCAACCCCTCAATTTCATATGGGAAGTATGCATTTGCCTCAGAGGTAAAGGTCTGTCTTACAAGAGCCTGGATATTAGAAAGTACTACCTTGTTTTTTAAGGCTCTATCCAACGCAGTCCTTGAGCCATAGCAAAGGCAACAGTTAAGGGCCTCTGGGGTTAGTTTCTTGCTAAGCAGAACTGCCCTGGTGAAGAGATCCCCGTTAATCCCGATGCTAGTGTACTTGCCGTATTTGACAAAGAACACATTCGGATCTTCATAGGCCTCGGAGATCTTTGTGATCCAAGGATCAGAGTCGAAAAGCTTAAGCATTTCAAACCCTGGGTTCTCAAGCACCTCCTCAAGGTATAGCCTTGCGGCCATCTTAAGGACCTCTGTGCCTGAGTTCGGATTGGATGCAATAGCTTTTCTAATCTTCACCGACTTGGATGAATACCAGATGTCTTGAAGTTCTTTCTTAGAAGCAGACTCATCTTGTGCCTTCTCAAGGAGCAGGCTCAAATGCTCTTTTTTCACTTGCCGCGCTTGCGATCGGTCAGAAGCTTAACAAAGATGTCATACCACATTTCCTGTGAGCACTCTTCACTGCAGCAATATTCCACTGCATATACAGATTTATAATTGGTCTTTTTGCCACACACCCCGCAATACCCCTGAGTAGGTTGCTGACGATAAACGTCATTTTGATACTCTACCCAGGGACGGTTGCGGAAAAGCTTTTTAAGTTGTTGGGCCATTTTTCTTTGGCTTGGTTACCTTCTTATTCTACCCCAGCTTCTTTCCCTATGTCAATCACTGATTCGCCATTATCCCGTTCTGTAACAAATCTCTCGCGAACTTTGCGTTTTTTATCCCGCACTCGCTTAAGCTCCCTACGAGCCAAAGCAAAAATCCGCCACATAACCTCGGACATTGATGCGTCCTCGAATAAATCCCTCCATTCATCGAGTTGGAGAGCAACTTCTTCTCGGACTCTAATCGTCCGGTACTTAATCGACTTGGGCCTAGATTCCTTTTGAAAAACCACGAGATTAAATGCAGGTAAACAGTTTATGGTAGTATAGCCATCATCCAACCTTAAACCGTTAGAATGAAAAAAGAAAGACAATGGCCTGAGGTCTTTGTCGAGATTGAGTTCCTTAAAAGAACTGATATCATCAACAAAGTGCTAAGAGTCGATTCTACTACATACAATGTAAATTTTGAACATCCAGTTCTTGGCCAGATTGTCGAGATATATGAGATCTATGATAGGGACACCCTGTGTCTTAAATCGGTCTATCCGGTGGAAATGCAGGACGAGTTTGAGGGTATAGATATCGTAAAAGATTACTACAACAACTTCCTACTTGATGGCCACGAAACCTACCTGGAGTACTTCAATCAAGAGATCGGGTACTTCCTCCTATCAAGAAATGTAAAAGAAGTCCAAAGTCCTTTCGGATCTAAGGTAAAATAGTTGTAGTTTCGTGAAACAAACGCAGTGTCAACAGAATTCCTTCCAGTCTCCCTATCCAAAGAACTCCAGCAAAGTTACCTAACGTACTCTGTTGCGATCTTCAACCGGGCGCTTCCTTCAGCAATCGATGGACTCAAATCCGCCCAACGCCGTATCATCCTCGGCCTTAAAGACCTAAACCTCCGCTCCGATGGCCAATATAAGAAAGTCTCAAGGCTCGAGGGGCATGTCCTCGGCTCCTATCACCCTCAAGGTGGATGCGCAGGAACAGCGATCAACATGGGCCAGGCAGATGGCTTTAGGTATCTACTTACTGACATACACGGGAATGTTGGTGGTAGTATTCAATCCGGGCCGAGTGTTGGACAATCCATCTCTGAAGATGCTCCGGCCGCTGCACGATACCTTGAGGTAAAGAGCACCAGTCTCACTCAAGCCCTCTATATCGGTGAGATTGATAAGCATAGTTGCCAATGGAGGGATAACTACGATGGTTCTACGCAAGAAGTAATTGAGGTAATCCCCACCATCCCGGCACTTCTCATCAACGGAGCCCAAGGCATTGCAGCTGGTTATGCATGTAATCATGTCTCTTATAACCTTTCCGAGGTAATCAAAGGCACGGTAGAATACATTAAAAATCCCCGCATCACCTCTAAACGCCTATTCTCCTTCATCAAAGGACCAGATCTCCCCAATGGTGCTCGCATCCTCTCTGATGACGCAGTGTTTAATGCTTTTGAGAAGGGAAGCGGAACTCTCAAGACCTATGGTACTTGGGAGGTTAAAAAAGTCCCACATGGAAAACGTTCAACTCGAGATGCTATTATTATTACCTCTTTGGCTAGCGGGAGTTCAGAAAGATTCCTTGAAAAACTCAAAGACGCAGTCGAATCAGAAAAAATTATTGGAGTTATTGACGCCCAAGACCACTCATCCCGCGTCGGTATTGAAATCCAAGTCATCCTAAAGACCGGAGCAGATGCAAATACTGTAGTTTCCCAGCTTCTTGCCTTTACGAACCTATCCGATAGCATCGGTGTCAACGCCACTGCCATCTCAAGTGGTCTTCCCACAATCTTCGGGGTAAAAGACATCATCTCCGAATGGTATGGGGCCCGGTGCGAGGCTTTGCGTAATCGCTATAGTGCCGAATGCGACCGGTTAAATGGCAAAATTCATATCCTGGAAGGCCTACTCACCATCCTCGCTGACATCGATGAGGTAATCAAGCTCATCAAGGGCTCAAAGACTAAGGAGATTGCCGTTGGTAAGCTCAAAAAACGGTGGAAACTGACCGATGTCCAGGTCCAGGCAGTTCTCTCCATGCCACTCAGCCGACTTGTGGGGGTGGAAAAGCTTGAACTGGAGACCGAAAAAAACGAACTCCAGGCAAAAGTCGATGAACTGACTCTAATTATCACAGACCCCACCAAGATGGATGAGCATATCATCTTCCAGGTCCAAGAATTTAAGAAATTCGCCGATCCTCGCCGGAGTCAGTTAGTCACCATGAGTGATATCGGCGTCGAGAAGGCTAAAACCACCACTATTTCTGGTACGCGTAGGGTGAAGATGCCTAGTCCTAAGGACAGGATTAAGGAAGAAGGGAAGAAGATCGGTATGAAGAGGGTAGAATTGACAAAATTCTTTGCTTCAGTGGCCGGAAAGACTAACATTAAGGCTGAGTGGGATCAATTTAAGGACGATTGGAATCATTCCCAACAACTCTCGACTCGTAAAGGGCGCGTAGAACGCAAAATCCAACTCGATAAGATAAAAGAGGGAGCGATTAAGAACGGAATGCCTAAGCGTGGCCAAAGGTCTTGGAATGCCTTTATGGAAGGGCGCGAAGAGGCCAAGATTAAGGACATCGAAGCCGATCTCAAGGCATGGATGTCGAGTCCTAAATAAATAATATTGTTTAAAGCATTACGTATAAAACTACGTAAATGATTCTCCCAAAGGTAGCAATATTACTTCTTAGAGGAGTGGAAGGGTGTGGGGTAAGTGCCTACGCCCGCCACTTTAAGGCATTTTATGATGATAAGAATGTTAAATGTGATATTTATGCGTTAGATATTAACGTCGGAAGGCCAGATACATCGACAGACCTAGAAGTCAATAGGTTTTCTATAGAAGAAGCAGAAAAGTTAGTTGGTAAAGTTAATGCAGAGTATGATTTAACTCTCATTTTTTCTGTTCCAGCTAAAAATGCTTCTGAGGAGATAACATCCACCTACGTGGATAAAATTCTTTGCCCTATAAAATCCCCGAAGTGGATGATCAACCATGATCACCACTATCTTTCTATTGGAAGAAACGCAGATTTTAAAAATGCTATTGAAGCTTGCGATGGCGTTCTATGTCACTCACTCGTAGATACAAAGAGTGGGTTTATAAGATGGATGAATAAAAAGGATATCGTAAAACGTACAGAAAAGCTTGATACTTTTTTTCATATCCCCCTAATTGAGAAGTACGTGTCCTTTGATAAAGATCAAAGACATAAAAGAGTCATAAATGCTTGTAGAGCAGTAGCGTGGAAACGCTCTAGTCTACTTTTAAATCTCCAGTCTTACCTAGAGAAAAAAGACTTTGTTAGCGAGATGATAGGATTTGAACGATCGATTGCTGGATATTCGCAATTAAAAAACTATGAAGGAAGGTTAGATTGGTACACTACAGACAAGTTTGAAAAACCTATCAAAACACCCTCGGCGTTTTCAAACGCAAAGTTAAACGAGAAACTATTTGACTTCATAGATAACGAGGGCCAGAATCCCCAGAAGATGTACGTTTTCGGTTCTTATGACTACAGACGTGGTCTGGAAAGAATATCGAGAAGTGCATTTGCAACACACTTTAGGTCTTTTGAGCATAATAACTTAGATTACGGAAATAACCACGAGTACCAGGGGCTTGAAGCCGCGTTGCTTTCTGTCCCTATTTTTCATAGGCATTTCTTAGACACAGTCACTCTCCCAGAGACTTGCATCCCGCTCTCAAGTTTTGAGTCATTTGTGCCTATAGACGATGATAATAACCACTTAAATCTAGGAGGGCCAAATGTCCTCAACCCAGAGGAGTTTGTAGATAGACTGGATAATATTTGGAGCAATAAGTACTCCGAGTATAGAAAAGAGTCCTTCTCAATCATCAATACCTACTACTCCTCTGATACGCTCATCCCTAAGATGCTAGAGAGGATCCTTTAGATTAGTTTAAGGATTATTACATGTCTTGATTTCCTAACATTGGCATGTTATAATTATAGAGTCGAGGGCAGTCTTCTCTCGGTTCTAATTAACTGAACATCGAAATCTTAATACTATGACAGCTTCTTCAATTGCTCAGCCTCGTGTTGGCAATACATGGGAACAGTTCTGCGAGTGGGTAACATCCACCAACAACCGTCTCTATGTCGGTTGGTTTGGTACTCTGATGATCCCTACCCTCCTTGCCGCAACTGTTTGCTTTATTGTTGCCTTTATCGCTGCTCCGCCCGTTGACATTGACGGTATTCGTGAGCCAGTTGCTGGTTCGTTAATGTATGGTAACAACATCATCTCAGGTGCTGTGGTTCCGTCGTCTAACGCAATTGGTCTACACTTCTATCCCATCTGGGAAGCTGCCTCGCTTGACGAATGGCTTTACAATGGTGGTCCCTATCAACTTGTGGTTTTCCACTTTCTCATTGGTGTATTTTCCTACATGGGCCGGGAATGGGAACTTTCTTACCGACTCGGTATGCGTCCTTGGATTTGTGTTGCCTACAGCGCACCCGTGGCTGCTGCTTCTGCAGTGTTCCTCGTATATCCATTTGGACAAGGTTCCTTCTCTGATGGTATGCCTCTTGGCATTTCAGGTACATTTAACTACATGCTTGTTTTCCAGGCGGAACATAATATCCTCATGCACCCCTTCCATATGCTTGGGGTGGCTGGTGTATTTGGTGGTTCTCTTTTCTCTGCTATGCATGGATCTTTGGTCACTTCATCCCTCGTTCGTGAAACCACAGAAGTAGAGAGTCAAAATTATGGATACAAATTCGGACAAGAAGAAGAGACCTATAACATCGTCGCAGCCCATGGCTACTTCGGACGCCTCATCTTCCAATACGCAAGCTTCAACAACTCTCGCAGTCTTCATTTCTTCCTGGCTGCTTGGCCTGTTGTTGGTATTTGGTTCGCTGCTCTGGGAGTTAGCACGATGGCCTTCAACTTGAATGGTTTTAACTTTAACCAGTCATTGCTTGATAGTTCTAATCGTGTCATCCCGACTTGGGCGGACATCCTCAACCGCGCTGGACTTGGCTTCGAGGTGATGCATGAGCGCAATGCTCACAACTTCCCTCTTGATCTGGCTGCTGCAGAGTTGACACCAGTCGCTCTCAAAGCTCCTACAATTGGTTGAGTTTATATACATTTAAGGTCCCTATAAGGGGCCTTTTTTTTATGTCTTGAATTCTTGACAAAGCGTCCCATAAATAAAAAACTCTTTTATAGTTAGTAGGGACCTAGTAAAATGCATAAGGAAAGTCAATGCTGGCACTTTGTAATGTCTTCATTTGCGAGGATTTATGGAGTCAAAAAAGTAATGAGTGACCCAACATTTAGTTCTGTTGCTTCTCAATGGTGTGAAGAACACGGAGATGTATGCGATATAGAACTAGAAAGTCTGTCTAAAGTCGATGTGTATTTCAGAAAAATCTATGAAGAACTTTGAGTCTGTAATGAGAGTCGGTTTGATAGGACTCGGGCGAATGGGCGAAGGAATGTCCCGTCGTATGATGAAGGCAGAAATAGAAGTTTGGGGTTATCGTAGAAGTTACGAAAAAGCGCAAGAAGCATTCGAAAAAGGTTATGTAAATGGCGTTGTAACTTCTATTGAAAATCTTGTCAAAGTAGTAAAAAAAGATGGGCAACAACCAGGAATCTTTCAGATGGTTGTACCTGCTGAAACAGTAGAAGAAACTATCGATGAGTTACTACGATATTGTAGCGAAGGAGATATTATCATTGACCATGGCAATAGCAATTTTAAAGATAGTCGGAAGAGAGCTGAACGACTCGCAAAGCAGGGCATCCAGTACATCGACTGTGGTACTTCTGGCGGTGTTTATGGCCTGGATCGTGGATACTGCCTTATGGTCGGTGGTGAGAATACTGCTGTTGCCGTCTGTGCAAAGATTTTTGATGCCCTCTCCCCAGGAATCAATGCCGCCACTAGGACTCAGTTTGATTCTGATGTAACCTCTGCTGAGTTCGGGTGGCTGCATTGCGGACCTCCAGGTGCTGGACATTTTGTAAAAATGGTGCATAATGGCATTGAATATGGCATGATGCAAGCATACGCAGAAGGATTTAACATCATTAAGAACGCTAATGCAGGGGCTCAATATGTCAGAGAAGGAGATGCAGAGGTTGCCCCAATGGCAGATCCAGAAAGTTATTGCTATGACATTGACGTTGCTGAGGTTGCTGAGTTATGGCGTCGTGGTAGCGTGGTTGGGTCTTGGTTACTCGATCTTACTGCTGATGTGCTACGCAGGGATGGTAGCCTTAAACAGTTCTCTGGAGGCGTATCCGACAGCGGCGAGGGTCGTTGGACTGTTTCTGCCGCTGTGGATCTGGGGGTTCCCGCTCCTGTCATTACTACTGCACTATTTGAAAGATTTAACTCACGCAATCTCGGATCGTTCGGAGCAAAGATCTTAAATGGCATGAGGTACATGTTCGGAGGACATCATGTTAGGTAAATTTTTACCAAAGATGTGGTATAATGGTACTAAACGCTAAGAATCAATGGAATATTATTTATATTATTACGCTTTATTATTCGTATTTGGTGTAATAGCATATATGATAGTTGTAGATAAAAACGTCGCAACATTCATTATCCTTCTTGGCAAAATGGCCAGAGTGAGTATCTCCAGGTTTATTTTCTGGGTAAAGTTTTATCCTAAACTTCGGTATGATACTTTTTGGTTAAAAAGAAAGTCAAAGAAAGCATTAAATGCTTTGAAACAAGAGCGATCCTAGGTTAAAATAAAGAGGTACTAAATATACGTTATTATGCTCCAAGAAGAATGGGATGAACTAAATGAAATGCACGCTAAAATCTGTAGCAACGGACTTACTTCGTTCTCCTCTGATTTTTTGGAGAGATATTCAGAACTTTTCGCAAAATCTCTCCAGGGTAAGGGAGACCCAATTTCCAACTTTGGACCCAACAACTCCATGGTATGAATGGCATTCTTATCTTGAATGCTGCGCAAGTTTAGGTATGACTCCATCGCTTCGGAGATTTATGGCATATAACGCTTATTTTAAATCAGTGATTTCAAATGATTAGTACTCTTATCCAACTCAGTAATATATCTCAAAAAATTGAAGAGATAGATAAAAAACTTAAGGCAATCCAAGAGGACTTACTTGTGCTTAAAGCTCAATCTTCCAAGGTGCGTAATCCTTGGGAGGCTGAATTTTCTCTAGGAGATAAGTAATGTACGAAGATCTTACTGCGTTTGAAAGAGCTCTTGCTCGATTTGGCGATAAAGTTGCTCTAATTGCAGGGTTGGAAATTGCCGATAAAATGTCTCCAGAAGACGCCTATCAAGAAATTAAAAAACTCTATAGGGGTCTAAAGAAGTTACGTAAGAAAGAACGTGATTCTTGGAGTCTGGACAACGAAAATGATTTTGAATGAGTTGGTAACAAACGTATTCCAGGACTGGAGGGTGGTGAATGAATTACCTTCCGGTCTTTCTCATATTGAGAGATCGGGCATTACCGAGATAAAATCGTGGACATGGGATGGAGACGGGATCAGACGTGCACGACTTTGTCAACTAATTGTCCCAGAGAAGTTTACTGCGGAGACCTTGGTCATCTACCCCACAGAGTTTTGCGAGGCTCCGATATTTGGTTGTGAGTATCTACGTATAGGCAATAAAAAATTTTTTGGTGGCATAGATTTTCATCCGCTTAGTCAATCGGAAACTTATTTGCGGGAGTATATAGACAATTACTTAGACGACATGCCTGATACTGAAGCTGAAACCTCTAAGTTCTACGATTTAAGTACCTATTTTTCAAAAAAGTTTTGGCTTAAGAAGGAAAACTATGACTTTTATCCTAGTTTCTACCAACAAACCTACGAATATCTGATAAGATATAGACAACTACTCGAAGAGATAGAATCAACCCATTCTATGTGGGGACTTCATAAAAAATATGACCTACATATGGGTAAACATGACCCTGCTCATGGCATCTTAAAGGCCTATTTTTCAGAAAAGTTTGCTGATTTCTACATTAGGAAGTTTCTATTTGATTTAATGGACGAGGAATCATGAAAATTGTTACAAGGTCAGACATTTATGCCCAAATCAAACCAAAACATATCTTTAATCTCAGAGAATTAGCAAATTCTTCAAATAAGCATTCTTATTATCAGTTCTACGGAAATATCTCCAAGGGATACGCTAGTTATGACCTTGATTTGCAGGAATCTGTAATAAATTCTGCGCATGCGCTCAGATTTACAAACCTAGAGGTTTATAAGATACTGGAAAAAGCAATAAAAATAGTTGAAAATACCGAGCAATATACAGAATACCTTCTCAGTGAGACATTTGGCGAACCAAAATTTATAATTAATCCCCCTGGTACTGTGAGAATTTACTCTCAGGATCTAATTTGTTTTTATAATGGGAAAAACTGGAGGAAACTTGATAGATCAACTGTTCACATTTAAATATCCTGGTAGAGAACCAAAATTCCTAAAAGAATTCCTAGAGGAGAGGCCAGATATACTGGATTATTACATCTACGACGTAAATCTTACTTCTGGGATGCTTTTGTACCTCTCTAGAGGGGGAATTGGAGTGACAAAAGAGCCATATATTGCTAAAATGCATGATTGGATAAAAACTTCGACAGTTAAGTCGACGTTGGAATACACGTATAAGACAAGGTACAGAGATGATATTGGTAAGTGGAAATATTTAAAACTTAGAGAAAGATTTAATGAAATACATGATAAACTTGAGAATTGGGAGCAATGTGCTGAACTCTATTTGCTATGGGTAGGGTCTAACTTTACGCATAGGTACAGAACTAATGGATACGATGGGATATTTTTTCCTACTCAGTTAAAAACCAACCAACTTATAAACGCCTCACGAACAAGTCGTGAGAAAAACCTTCTCTTTAGGGAGGAAGATCTATTTTCCTTTAAAGAAAGCATTATTAATGATAACGTCATAGTATATGCCCATCTCCCAAGAGAATTTGGGACGTTTGGAGCCGGATGGGTATGGAATAAACCCAATCTAGACCGATTCACAAGGGTAATATCAGAATTTGCCTTATCCCGTAAAAAAATATTAATTTCTGCTCAGTTTGAACTCCGTGGAAGAGTCGATTTAGACTATAGGCAATACTTTCCAGAATTCAACCATCTTATAGTTCCTGAGTTTAAAGACTCTACGTCATTTCTCGGTTCAAGAAACTCGGAAATATATCTTTTTAACTTTTAACTATGGGAAAACATTTTCTGCTTAACATTCATGGTGTAGACGCCCTACTTCTGACCGAGATGGACGGGTTTATTGATTTTATTAGGCCTATGCTGGACGAATGTATGGCAGAAGTTGTCGGAGAGTCATCCCATAAATTCGAACCTGGTGGATATACCTATCTAGCGCTTTTAAGTACATCGCATTTCTCCATTCATACCTGGCCCGAGGATAACTGCGCAGCAATTGATATGTTCTCCTGTGGAGAGATTTTGGCAGACGCACTTATCTCGTGTGTGATTAAATATTTTGCCCCTGAATCTTATGATGTAAAGATGATCAAAAGATGATATAATATCTGAGTAGTTGATTAGAATCTATGGCAAAATTCACGATGAAGAATGGCAAAAAGCTCATTCTTACAATTCCTAAGAACACTCGCCAAGGACTATCTCGGAATACTAAATTGGCCGCTACTAGTCGTAACGGCCGAAAGAAGAGATATAGAGGTCAAGGGCGCTGAGGCGCCTTTTTTTTTATCAGGCTGTCAGTGTAGTTCTGAGAATTCTTACTCCGATGATTGTATTCTCAGCCACTGCAGCAGCTGTGGGGGTCAGAGTTAGATTTACATTCCCACTGGCAATATTTGCATCAAGAGTACCGATAATAGCATCGTTGTACACTGCAGCATACTCAGTCATGTATACATTTCCGCCTGCATGCATTAGAAGAACTTCTGCGATATGATAGTCGGTTCCTTGTTTGATCTGGACGAGGTACTTACCACTTACAAAGGTTGCTGTTGCAAACGAGTTGATTGTCGTTGCAGTACTTGCCCCAGCCGCTATAGTTACATATGTTGTCTGGAGTTGGGTATTATCTTCATAAGTCCCAGCACCATTGGGACGGGTTTGTACTGTTATGGAATCTTCGAAACTTCCAGGTCCGTTGAAGGTTGCAGTTCCTTCAACTGTTAGGTCTCCAGTGGCATATACATCGCCATCCTTATCGACACTAAACTTAGTGACCCCACCGACTTCTAGATCTAGGAGGAGGGAGTTAGCAGCAGAAGAAGTATCAGTTACATCAAGCTTAATGGCAGTTTGTAGAGTACCACCAGTAAACTCAACTCTATTGCTAATTTTTCCGTAGGCATCTACAAAGAAGTCTCTATTAACCCCGCCATCAAGGTTGAGGAGTTTTGACCCCGCAGCAAATGCTGTCTCAGTGATCTGAAGATCAATGCCTGTGAATACAGTTCCAACAGCATTCCAAGTAGAGGCCGCGTAGATTGTTGTATCTTCAGCAACTCCGGCAATCGTTAGGGCAGCTTCAATAGTCCCGGTGTTGATAGCAACAGCACCGTCTTTTCTAACTAAGAACTCCTGTACACCACCAACAGAAATATCAATCAGGCTCGATGCGGCAGCGGAGGCCGTATCTGTGATGTCGATGTCGATCGCTCTGAATGTTACTCCGGCACCATTCCATGTCTGATCGATGTCTAGAGCAGGGAGGGAGGTTGTTAAAGCGTCGGTGGGTTGGAGTTTGATATATTTTGCCTCAACACCACCCTTCTTACCAGTAAATACAGGAAGAGGAGAGCCATCATCTGCTTCTGTACTAGAGCCACCATAAGTGGTTTCAAGAAGGAAAGTGAAATGACCGGTAGTATCTTGGTAACCAAAGAAACCTTTCTTAGCAGTTCCACTTACGTAGTTAAACTCAATACCAAGATCTTGGTCTAGATCACGGAGAGGATTGAGAGTAAAGGAATCTGTTCCTGTAATGGTCTCAGAAAGCCCAGTAATGGCCGTTCCGCCCTGAGTAGTAGCAACTTGTACTCCTCTGTAATTAGAAGAAGTTACATCGGTAATTTTAGCAACAACGTAATAAGTTGTTCCTGCAGTTAACCCGGTGATATCCCCAGAGTTATACTTGATTGCGTCTCCGACAGCGATATCATCAAACGCTTCTGCGGGGAACTTGACATAAGTTCCACCAAGTAATGCTTCTGCTGTGTATGTCTTTCCAGCAGCTCCGAGGGTAATAATCGGATCTACGGCGGTGATTGTTCTTGTATCTACAATTGTAGACACACCTTGAACTGTTAAGTCATTGACAACAACATTGCGATTCTGGTCAACAAACGGAAGCCCATTGACGCTTATGCCATGTTTTACGTCAAATCTTTTGTAATTGGCAGTGGCCATAACAATTTAACTCTATATCTCTCCTATCTTTAAACTACCAACCCTAGGTGGATTATGGTATAATCTTATTTGATAAACACAACGGACTTTTATGTATTTTGCAGCAGCAATCCAGGCAGTAAACGCCGGGCTTAAGAAGAGCAATGAACTTGGCACTAAGATGAATATTGCCGTGGTTGATCGTGGTGGGAACCTAGTTGCCTTTGCCCGTGAAGACGGGGCATGGGTCGGAAGTGTGGATATCTCGGTTAAGAAGGCAAAAACTGCAACATTCTTTGACATGGAGACTCAAGAAATTGGAAAACTATCTCAGCCGGGTGGTAGTCTGTATAATATTGAACATTCTAATGGCGGCCTTATTACTTTTCCTGGCGGGATCCCTCTGACTGCGCCCGATGGCACGATTCTTGGTGGGGTTGGTGTTTCTGGGTCGACTGTTGAGGATGATAAAGTTGTTGCTAATGCTGCCGCCGAAGGGTTTAAAACCGCTTTTGTAGAAACTTCCGCAGAATAGGTTAAAGATTGGGGGCTACGTGCCCCTCTTCCTATAGGCCTCTATAGCTCAGTGGCCAGAGCACTCGCCTTGTAAGCGAGCGGTCCTCGGTTCAAATCCGAGTGGGGGCTCCACGGGATGTAGCGCAGCGGTAGCGCGCCTGCTTTGGGAGCAGGATGTCGCAGGTTCGATCCCTGCCATCCCGATCGTTTAAGTTTAAAGTATCTAGTATCTAGTATCTCACTAAAATGGCTATCAATTACACTCTGAATATCGGCTCGGTGAAGAAAAGACTCACTGAAGGCGAATTTTCTAACGTTATTGTCGAGGCATCTTTTGGCGTTTCGGCAAACTCTGATTCTGTGACTACAACTGACTCAGAAGGAAATGAGATCATTACCACCCCAGCTTTTTCATACTCGTGCGGTGGGACAAAAACCTTCTCTGTAAGTGGTCTTGACGCTGAAAATTTTGTTGAGTTTGAAAGCGTAACTAAGGACACTATTGTTCAGTGGCTCCTTGCTGAGGAAGGCGTAACTTCCGTTGAAGATTTTAGTTATGTTAAGAGTTCTATTCAAAATATTGCTCAGAGAATCTATGAGCATACTCTAGAGGTTCCTGAGAGTATTGCAGGTCAAGATCCTGCCGGCGCTTCGGACTATGTATATACTCCTCCTGCCCCCGCTCCAGAAGTTCCTGCTTCCGAAGAAATTATTAATGCTCCCGCTGAACCAATTGCATGAATCTAACTTACCAATCATACTTAGGTAAGACAATCGTATTTTGCCTCCCAGGGTCTCATTATTCTGGGAGGTTTTTAGTAAGTTTTACCGAACTCATACTTACTTGTAAGCAACTTGGAATGAGTACTATCATCTCCCAAGACTATAGCTCCATGGTTAATTACGCCAGATGCAAAGTTGCCGGGGCTGATGTCACTAGAGGCAAAAACCAAGCACCTTTTGGCGGAAAAGTTAACTATGATTACATGATGTGGATTGATAGTGACATAAGATTTAATACTGAGAATTTTATGTCATTACTCAAGATGGACAAAGATATTGCCTCTGGTTGGTACTCCCAACCTGGTGGTATGACGCCTGTTGTTGAGACAATGGACGAGGAGTACTTCAAATCCCATGGGTATTTTGAATTCATCTCTTCAGATGAGATGTCCAAACGCTCAGACCTCTTTAAAGCTGACTATGTAGGTTTTGGATGGGTGTTGATTAAACGTGGAGTATTTGAATCAATTTCCTATCCGTGGTTCGCACCAAAATTGCTAAAAATAGGTGAAGATTTAGAAGATATGTGTTCGGAGGACGTGTCCTTTTGCATAGACGCAAGACAAGTTGGACATGAGATATGGGTAGATCCGACCGTAAGAGTCGGGCATGAAAAACTATTGACCATTTGAGGTTTTTCTGATAGAATATTCTCATGAGCAGCAAAGGTCCAAACTTTGCGTAAGTCTCGCCCCTCCTAAGCCTCTCAATGATGCTCAAATCTGGAGGTCTCTTGTCTCAGTAGCTCAGATGGATAGAGCATCTCACTTCTAATGAGTTGGTCGGGGGTTCGAGTCCCTCCTGAGACGTTGGAAACCAATAGGTTTTCAAATATTCCACAATAGCTCAGCGGTAGAGTAGGTGACTGTTAATCACTTTGTCCCTGGTTCGAATCCAGGTTGTGGAGTTGGATGGACTTTAGTTCTTCCATACGAACCGGGATCATCATATCCGGTTCATCCTGCGGGCATGGTGTAGAGGTAACATCTCAGCCTTCCAAGCTGCAGTCACCGGTTCGATCCCGGTTGCCCGCTTCCCCACAGCATTTTGTGGGGTTCATTTGACCAATAATTATTAAAAAATAATGAAACTTCAAACAATTTTTGCCGCTGGTATTGTTGCTGCTACTGCAGTCTCTCCTGCCATGGCCCAAGTCACCAGTGTCACTCAATTGCGTGATGTTCAACCCACCGAGTGGTCCTATCAGGCCATTTCTAATCTGGTATCGCGTTATGGTTGCGTTGCTGGTTATCCCAATGGCACCTTCCAACCTGGTCAACCTGCTACTCGTGCTGAACTCGCAGCTCTGACCAATGCTTGCCTTGATCGCATTGTAGAGTTCCAGACAGTCACTGATGCCCAACTCGCTGCAGCACTTCGTGCTGAGTTTGCTAAAGAACTGGGTGCAACTAATGTTCGTGTAGCCCGCCTTGAAAAGGCCGCTGCTCAAAAGGCCCAAGGCGTTGGCAACTACGTTGGCATCGGTGTTCTTCTGAATAAGCAGGGTGTTGATGGTGGTGGTTATACCGAAAACCGCACTATCTCTGGTGGTACTCTTCAGACCCGTTACGCAGCAAAAACCTTTAAAAACCTGAATGCAGTATCTGTTCGTCCTTACCTGAATGCTGTTGCTGGTCCTAATAGTGACATTGGTACTGCTGGTGGCGCTCTGATCTCCTATGACTGGAGTATTGCCAAAGCCAAATCTGGTGTAAGTAGCGCTAACATCTATACCGGCGTTGGTTACCAAGTCCCCTTCACCAATGATACCCAGGCCAACTATCAGTCCGCTATCGGCGAGAAAGGTCAAGTAGTCCTGGCACTCGGCATTGAAGGTCGTCTCACCAACTCCTTGGTTGGTTTCGCCGATCTGAAATTCCCCACCACTAACGCCGGTAACGCCTACGGTGGTAGTAACGCTGCCTACTCGCCTGTCTTCACCACTGGCCTTGGTTTCAAGTTCTGATGACTGTTACCTCTAACGAGTTCGGCCAACAAAACATGTGGGCTAAAGAGCCCGAAATGTACATCGATCCTATCATCCAAGAAAAAATGCAAAAAGAAGCCTACCAAACTCACAACGAACGCGCAGAGATGCTCAATGGCCGACTGGCTATGCTTGGCATCATCGCGGCCTTTGGCTCCTACGCCCTAACCGGTCAGATTATCCCTGGCATCTGGTGATGGTTGAGACCATCTTCACAATTACGAGCATCAGCTTCCTGGTGCTCCTTTTTCACTCTATCAATCAACTCTCTGAGACCTACTGACTTAGGTCTTTTTTTGGAAGGTCAAGCAGATTGGCGACTGCAGCGCTCTTGAAAAGCGTCGAGGTGTTAAAGCCCTTGGGAGTTCGACTCTCCCACCTTCCGTTGTTTAAAGATACTATTGAGAATAGTTTGTATTTATATATACCAAAATGGCCATTCCATTTAGGGGCCCAGATGTAAGACTGGCCGTTTTAGAGGAGAAACTTGGCGTCTATGAGGAACTCTCAAAAGAGATGTTAGCAAAACTCGAGACAGCAGTAGATAAGATTTCCGAAGCTAATCAGAATGTTGCTAAGATCTTGGTTCGTCATGAGGAGCGACTTGATCAGACTATTCAATCTGATAATGCTATAATGAAACTACTTGAGGAATTAAAAAAATCTCACGAGAAGGATAATGAGAAGATGGGAGATGAGATTGTAGCAATAAATACAAGGATTGATGAGTTATCCAAATTTCGTTGGATTCTCGCCGGGATATTATTAGTTGTTGGTATTGTAGCTGGTCAGGTAAACGTCTTAGAGTCTATGTTCCCTCAACCTCCATCAGTTCATTCCTCACAATGAGAGGACAACGCGTAGGGTTTATATATAACAAAGCCTGGAAAAGTGGTATAATACAGTGCGTATCTGTTGAATTTCCAGGTTATTATGCCGTATTTCTTGTCAAAGACTCCACTGGCGCAGTTATCCCCGTGGATTCACGAGACATTTCATACCTATAGAATTGAAATCATAGGAGTTTTAAGTTTTCTATTGATATTTGTTCCTATCTATGGTATAATGGTCATACACCAGAAACCTGGTAAATGAGTTCGGGACTGTCGCCTATTGGTTAAGGCCCACTGCTTATAACGGTGTGAAGAGGGTTCAATTCCCTCCAGTCCTATCTGCTCCTTTAGCAATCTGGCGAATGCAATCGACTCATAATCGATCGGAGGTGAGTTCGATCCTCACAAGGAGCACCTGCACGAGTGGCGGAATTGGTAGACGCCCGGGTTTTAGGTACCCGTATCCTTGCGATGTGGAGGTTCAAGTCCTCTCTCGTGCATTTTTAGGTTAAAGGTTGTTATTGCAAGGGGTTTATGCTCTCTACACAAACAAGATTAAGGCTCGAAGCGATTGCTGAAAAAATTGCTTTTCATCAAGAAGTTTCTTTTGAAGAGATGCAATGGGCGCAAAAATGGGCCGAGAATAATCGCTCAGCCGCTTCAATTCTTAACAAAGCCCGCAGAATTGCAGTCAATGGTATACCAGAAAAAGACTCACTCGATGAGTTTATGAATGATCTCGATCTTGGTGATCCTGATCCTTCCAATCACCTCATCGGACCACAAGACCCAGATACCTTAGCCAGATGGTTTAAAGCTCCGCCATGGCTGAAAAACGATTAATCACAGAAGAGGAGTTTAAGAGGCTATCAGAGATGGCTAATAGTCTCAAACTCCGAGAACTATTCGAAGAACCATCCACCTACGAAGACGAGTTAGAGGACGAACGCTATGGGTTTATTATCTAAGCAAGACTATGACCGCGTTATAGAAGCCCTTGAGTATTACCTGGAGTCACATCAAGAGGCTCCAGATTTTGACTCTTTAGGGTATAATAATTTAGTTAATTGGTTAAAAATTTGCGTCTCAAAGGGCGATTAACTCAGCGGTAGAGTGCCTCCTTTACACGGAGATGGTCACTGGTTCGAATCCAGTATCGCCCATGTCAGAAGATCCTGACAAATGCTTTTTTGTTTAAAGTAACCGTATGGAAGATATTACTTTTTCAGACAGTATAAAAATTAAACCCGGCGGGAGCATTAGTTTTACCGGTGATGCTAAAGCTACCCTCATTATTGACGATGAGGTAATCACTCTATCGGCCTCCACGTCACTAGAGACCTATTGCGAAAAACATCCAGGGGCGCCTGAATGCAAAATTTACGATGTGTAAACTTCTCTTGACATGACCCTCATCCCTGGAGTATGATTGCTCTAGGGATTTTTTTTGTCATGAACATCTTCTTCCTTGATCACGATCCTAAAACTGCTGCGGAGTACCACTGCGATAAGCATGTTAACAAGATGATTATCGAGCATCTCCAGATGATGAGTGTTGCTCTTGCGCATCACGGGTTTGATCCGGCTCGGAAGAAAGATGGAGAGTTTTATAAGGTTCGTGGTTTTAAAAACCATCCTTGTACGCTTTGGGTTAAGGAATCCATGCCAAATTTTGTCTGGACATGGAAACTTACTTGGTATCTATGTGAGGAATTCAAGACCAGATATGGCAAAGAGCATTCTGGTAAAAATAGTCTAAAATCCATTGATCTTGAGTCGGTACTACGTGACTACCCTGAGGTAGGTTTTACCTCTCCTGCCCAGGCCATGCCTGATTTTTGTAAAGTTCCTCATAACCCGGTTAAAGCCTATCGTAATTACTATAACTGGATGAAGTGGCGATTTGCCACATGGAAAACCGAAGAACCGGATTGGTGGGCCCCCAGTTGTCTTCTAGAAGCAAAAAATGAATACTAAATATTGCCTGATCGGAGATCTTCATGGTCGAGTAGATACACTAGATAAGATACTTGACAAATCCAGTGGGTACAAGTACGTATTTATGGGTGATATTATCCACCACAAGCCATTCTTTAGAAGATCTAAGCGCTCCTCCCCGCTCAAAATGATGAGTAAGGTGAAGAGGTTGGTAAAGTCCGAAGATGCTCTGTTCATCTTAGGTAATAATGAAAATTATATTCTTAAAAACCTCCTCTTACCCGAGGAGGATATTCTTCAAAAAGAAGTTAAGTATACTCTTGGATGCCTAAGAGACCTTTCCCTTGAGGAGAGACTTGATTACCTCCATTGGTTAACCACCTCCCCATTAACTTTGGAGTTTGAGTCATATGGTAAGGTTTACCGTTGCGCCCATGCCTACTATAACCCCAACTACACACCAGAGACACGTAACTCTGTACTTACTGGGATAGGTTATCCTTGGTTTAAATTGGACAAACTTGAAGATCACATTAAGCCTGATGCTGAGTATTTCTTTGGCCATTATGGATACCCCTACTTCCGTAAGAACTTAAAGATCATTGATGCGACCAACTTCGAAGGCGTCGGGGTATATTACACAGATCGTGAAGAGTTTTTAATCTACTACTAACTGGCCTTCTGGCTATGATAAAATATTCCTATCCGCCATCTCCTCTATGTCAAAACTAAACTCTCTTGGGTACGTTGTTCTTTCCGATGCAATGAACTCAAAGGTATTTGGTGAGGATACCAACTGTGCCTCTGTGTCCGATAAGAAACTCTCCTCTATTAAAGAAGAGATGGAGAAGTTTGGCGTTGAGTTTCCTATTAAAAACCCAGACAACTTCTTTATCGAGGACTTCTCCCTTCCGCAGTTAAAATCTGGAAATATTAAGGATCATTTTGACAAGATCTCAAAAGATCTCGCGGAGGATAACATCAAAGTGATGAAGGACTTTGCGTACACAGAGATCCCTGACGCACCTGATAAAACCGAATTCTTTTTATATGCCGGTTGGGTCAAGTATCCTTTTGATGGTTCTCCAGAGGTAGTAGATGGCATTGAGGAGGATATCGCCATCTATGACTGTGAGACTTTTGTTAAGGGTAGTGAATTCGGCCATCCCATCATGGCTACTGCAGTTACTCCTAAAGCTTACTATATCTGGATGCATCCAGCATTTGTAAATACAAACCTTGATTACCAACCAACTCTTGTACCTATTGGTAGTAAGGATAAGATTCTTATTGCTCACAACGTAGCATTTGACCGGGCTCGCACCCAAGAAGCTTATACTCTTGGTAAGACTAATCTTTGGTTTGACACAATGTCCGCTCATATTAACGTGAGTGGGTTGGCATCTGGACAACGATGGTGGTATTTACAAAAAGCTGCTAAGAAAGCATCTTACAAAGCCGATCCCGTATGGGCTGATAAGGGTTCGATGAATAACCTCATCGACTGTTATAACTTCCATTGCCAACCCATGGTCCCCCTTGAGCAGGAAGACAAGAAGATTCGTAATATCTTTGTAGATGCTTGCTCTATGCAGGAGTTTGTACCCGAACGTGACGAGCTTATTGCCTATGCACTCAACGACGTAAAAATTACCTTCGAGTTATACTCAATCCTCTTCCTCAAGTACATCCAAAACAACCCTTCGCTCACGACTCTGATTGGACATTTTGGTATCGCTTCTGCCCATCTTCCTGTGGTCAATGATTGGGAAAAATGGTTCGCGGACTGCGAAAAGCAATGGGAGGATTCGATCTCGCGTCAGGAGGATATTCTCAGTCAAATGGCCCAAGAGGTATATCAGTCGTGGAATGAAGGGGAACTGACCGACGAGGATATTAAAGCGGATCCATGGCTCTCACAACTTGATTGGGAGGCTAATTTTAAACTCACTAAGGCTGGGAAACCCAGTTCGAAGTGGTATGGGGTGCCTAAGTGGGTAAGGAGTGCCTCATCAAAAGATCTTGTGGATGGAAAACCTGTTATCCAGGGTATCTCCACTAAAAACCGTCTATCTCATATCCTTCTCCGCCTTAAGTGGAACGATCAACCAATCCACTATTTCACTGACAAGGGTTGGTGCTTTATGGACGAGGAGTTGGGAGATTATATCCGTATTCCGCATACTGACGGGGAGGGGGTCAATGTTGGTGGTGTACTTACTAAGGATTATGCTGATGACTTTGAATCGGGACAGTTGAGTTCCGATCTTGAAGAGGCTAGGGAACTCATCAAGTTAGCAATTAATGTTGCTTATTGGACTTCGGTGAGGAGCAGGGTGAGAGAACAACTTGTGGAAGTAATCAAAACCCCAGAAGGTAATTCTTTTAAGATGATTGTTCCCGCTGCAGTACCCCATAACACTTCTACTAACCGAGCCGGAGAGAATCTATGGTTGACTGTCCCAGATCCTAAGTACGATAAGATTGGTAGCGAAATCAAGACTCGGGTCCAGGCCCCTGAAGGTTATGTATTCGTCCAGTCCGACTTTGACGCCCAAGAAGCCGTAGTTGCCTCGATCTTTGCCGACTCATACCACAAGGTGGCCGGGAGCACTCAGTTCTCTCACTCGATCCTTGCCGGGAGTAAAGACGATGGGACTGACATGCACTCTATGACTGCAAAGGCCATCGGAATCTCTCGTGCTATTGCCAAAGGTTGTAACTACGGAATGCTTTATGGATGTGGAGCTAAGACTCTTGCCAATACCATTCGCAAGGGGAATAAAAACATCCCGATGAAGCAGGCCATTGACATGGGCAATAAACTCATTAAGATTAAGAAGGGAGAGAAGGCCTCACGGACTTCTCAGACGCTCATCGGTGGGTCTGACTCCTATGCCTACAACGAGATGGCCCGTATCGCCAACCTACCTTCCCCCATCAACCCTCTCAGTGGTACTAAGATGTCCACGGCTTTCCGTCCTACATCAGTGGGTACTGATTTCTGGACCATGCGTAATAACTGGTGCATTCAATCCACAGGGAGCGCTATGCTCCATGCCTTCATGACGGCCATGGAGTGGTTGAATAAGGAGTACCGACTTGATGCGGAGTTCTGCATGAGTGTCCATGACAGCATCCTCTATCTCTGCCCTGAGGCTCAGGCCGAGAAGGTTGCAGCCCTTTTCCAGGTAGCTCATGCTTGGTGTTGGGCCTGGATGCGGTATAATTACGACATCTATGAGCTCCCAGTGGCAAATGCCTGGCTCTCTTCTATCGAGATCGATAGCATCTTCCGTAAAGCAGCCACAGCAAATACCAAAACTGTTTCTCAACAAAAAACTGAATCCGATGGACAATCAAGAACAATCCAAGAACTCATCCCAGTCCTCAACTCCCTCTTCGGGTAAGATGGGGTGGGTGGAGTACTACGTCACTCACGTCTTTCCAACTGGCTGGAGGACGATTGGCTCAGCATTTAAGATCTGGAAAGACCTTATGGCCAATAACTTCGCCGATTATACCCTTCTCCATACCGATGATCCATTTGAAGAATGCTACGGGTGGTTCTGGGCCACTCTTGGTGAAGATGATGTGTACCCCAAGGAGTTTCTTGAGTACCTCCAAGATCTTTGTGATAGGATTGATAGAGGTGAGGAAGAACTTATCCCTCTTGATATGGATCAGATGCAACGGATTATGGACCTTGTAGGCGATGTGGAGTTGGACGACAATGACTTTAATTGACATCAAGCATAAGTATGATTTTGGCCATGAGTTGATATTTTCCCTACTCAAGGGGAAAACATATTCTGCTTTCCAACTCTCCCTTGACTGGAACGATTGTGGTGGTTGGCCTTATCTTCAAATGAGCGCTGGCATGGGGAGGGCATTTAGCTTCCTTCTCAGCATTGGAAGATTCGGTATCTCATTTGACATCATTGGGTATACTTGGCCAGATGATTATTTACAGGATTAATAAATGATTTTCTTATCAAAGTTGATGAATTCGATTGAGATTAATCTCATGCAGATTGAACTGACTTATGATCTTTGGCAAGGGGTCATGATGTCATATAGTTGTACGCCATCTTATCAGCAACTTCTCCGCAGGGATTTTTTTGAAGAATTAAACTATGGTTGGTACGCAGAGTACATCTATCCATACGACGATCTTTATGTACCCATAGTATCTAAAGAAAGAAAACTTCGTATCGGAGGTGCGATTTAATGGACATTTTAAGATCGATAAATAAATGGGTAATTGGATATTCCCCAATTAAACATACGATTTTATGGAATTGGTACAGACTTATTAACCACCGAGGTTGGAGACTTGACGATAGGCACCTCTACTATGATTTTTGGTATGTTTTAAATCATGGTTGGGAGCATATGACCTATGTTCACAAGTTTGAGGAATTTTGGGGTAAGGGATCTTATCCTCCTGAACGCATTGTCCTTTCGTCAAAAAACTTTGATGCCCTGATAGAGCGTCTAAATGCCCCTCCAGATCCTAAAGTCCAGGCAAGAATAAAGGAACTACTTGAACGTAAAGCACCATGGGAAATTTAAACTTTACTCACGAGCAATTAAAACTTATTTTTAATTCTGTAAGACGATATCAGATTGAAAAATGCTCGGTGGGTGGGCAAGATTATGAACTCTGTGATTCTGTTCTCAATGTATTCTATCCGTTTGTATACACGCAATCTAAAGAAAAATAATGACTTACGATGAACTCTATGGACACATCATCAACTATGTTGCAGATCCACATACTACTATTGTAGAGCACGATCATCGTCGTACTTGTTTAATTCTTGGCGCATTTATGGAGTTTATTCTTGATTGTCAAGATGATGGTGTTGATGCGAATACTATTGATATCACTGATTTTATTCATGAAAAACTTGACGTCTTGGAAGGTAAAAAATGAAAACCTACAATCTCACCATCACTGAAAAGCAGGCACGAGCACTTGTAGATGCTACTGATTTGCTTCAAAGAGTTCAACTTGGTCAGTGGAGGGAAATTCAAGATAATCTACCTCTTCAAAAACCAATTGATTATGAGGAACTCCATCAAGACATGAGAATTATTGGAGCAATTCTATCCAAACATATGATTGATGGTATTGATGGTGGTGCTTCCTCACTTGGAGTAGGACATCCAAACCTTCCAGAAAGCAATGGTATTCTTTACGACCTTCATCGGGTTATTCGTAGGAAACTTTCTGTGGAACGAGCAGTAGAACAGGGCATTATTGAGAATGAAAATGTTTCCAGAAATGAAATGCCTATCACAGTAGATTTTGATTTACCTATGAAATGGGGCAATGAACCACTTGCTAA